AATCTATACTGTCTGCGTGACCCTCTATCGTAGCTACAACCTCAGAAACGTCGCGCATAACTTTAGCAGAACAAACTAGGTGAAAAACCCCATAAGCCTCAAAACTATCTTCCTGAACTTCATATACTTCATAAAATATATTCTGGAATTTAGGCTTTATAACGTCACCAGCAATTAGCTTTCTTCCAATTTGAAGTTCAATAGCCCTCTTATTGAAAGTAAATATCTGATCATTAGTGAGTTCTATTCCGAATTCAGACAGATTTTCCTCTATAGGCCTGGGATCGTAATGACCAAATGCAAGTTTAGGAGGCTTGTAGTGGGTCTTAGCCCTGTTTTCATCGTAAAGCTGGTCGTAATTCTCGTCTGCGATGTAAGAAAAGATTAACAACTCAGATCCAGAAATCTTAATAAGTTCTCCGTCAATCACATTAAACAAACCCGTATCAGGGTTTGTAGGATCGAACATGTTGAGCTTTGATTTTATGTATGCTGTGTCATCGTCCGCAAAAGATACTATAGGAGGGGTCGGTGGGTTAAATAAATCCTGGACTCTTCCTTTTGCATCGTATTCACGGGTAAAATCAGACATCAATATAATGTAAATGCAGGAGGCTCTTCAATTTCCGATAGAAGTTCCTCAACAAGCTCCTGCTTTTCCTGGGTTCCTTGCTGAGATAGGAAGTCTCCATTCAATTTTGCTCCACCTCCTGGAGAGGGGAGAACATCATACTTACCTCGAATTCCACCGAGTATAACTTTTGCACATGCCGTGGCGTACCGATTGAGCCACCCTACAAAATATGGGTGCAAGCTATTCGAATCCAAAGCTCTAAATTCTACTATAACTGCTTCATTAGTTTGTGGGCTCGGGAAAAGCATCAAGTATTCATTGTTTACCACTTGATAGGATCCGTCACGCCCCAAAATCTTTCTCAACTGTTCCAAGTGCATAATTTGAACTAAGAAATCACTAATTGAAAAATCAGTGAACAAGAAATTATCTTGGAAATATTTAATAAAGAAATCAAATTCCAAAGTTCCTTCAGCAAGGTTCAAACCTAACAAGCTCTTTTTGTAAACAACATATTGTATGTTGTTCATTACAAACTGAGGCAAAATATACGTGTTATAGTTTGCTATCGTATTGAACTCCATGAATTGTATACACCACGATGGAGCATGGTAATCTAATTTGGAGATGGCTTCATCAATTGCCAGATATATCTGATAATCCGTTAACTCTACTCGGATGACTGGAGAACCCAACCGAGCTAGAACGTTGTCTTTGATAATGCCATAGAAATTATTAAACTCAATCGTATCAACGAATCTCCTACGATTTAGGGTTTCGTAGTTTACTTCCCCTACAGGTTCCACTCCAGTAACGGATATACTGTTGCCTTTTCTTACAGCAAACGTATTTCCGTAAGAAGTCTGTGGTACGGTGGGTACTTTCGCTCCTGCAGGCATTTTCTTATCTTATGTCAGTTTTAGAAGTAATTTTAGAGGTCTTCTCAGTGTTAGTAGGAACTGGTTCTTTCTTGGCTTTAGGTTTAGCTCCCACTTGTTTAGGTTTTCCGGAGAGCACTGGACTAAGAATTCCCGCGCTGGCAGAATCAGGCAGCTCAACGATTTCTCCCGGAGAAACATTGATAACCGATACAGGCCCTTGAATCATTACATTGTGAGATAAATTGTTTTTATACTTCATGGTAGGTATCCTACATTTATATACGAGAGAAGGAGGCCCGATGGACCTCCTTCTTTCATATTAAATATTACTAAGACTGGTTTAAGAGCCCAATCCCATATTATCCGAAGCGGTAGCCAAGGTATCACTAATTCTAGCGAAGGGTTGCAGCAAGTAATTCGAAGAAGCGCCAATAATTCTAATGACTCTATACCAACGCGCATCTGGAGTGATGGAAGCTTTTCCGTACCGAGTAAGCAAGCCTTTTCTCGGTTGGAAATCATCCGGATTCACCACAGTTGGGAGCATTTGAATAGGAATGTATGGAGCGTAAACGAATCCACTTTCCATCGGACTCGTACCCTTGTATCCTACAAGAATCTCGTCCTCAGGCCATAGCGGATCGACATAAACGTCATATGCGCCATTCCAACGTCCTTTGTAAACGATGTTAGCGCCAAGCTGACCAGCCTCAGCAGGATTCATACCTCCTTCCAGCTTAGCAGCAGATTGAAGCATTGCAGCTACGAGAGGAGAGGTAATAATGAAGTTACCAGCACCACGGTAAGTGGTACGATAAATATCCTGAGAAGCGAAGTTAACAACAGCCAGCAAGTTCGAATATGCCTCACCAACGTGACGAGGGGCAAGGTTCATACTCGTCGCTGTCAGATCAACAAAATAAACGTTCTTGTTGGTTCCTGCGGTTTTAGTCCCTAAACCAGTGGCCTGGTCGTAAACCCATTTAGTAGCAGCAGTATTGCCATCTTGATTGCCTTGTGTAGCAGGGAACAGATTGGGATTACCCAAGTCCAATCCTCCACGACTGAAACCGGTAGCGATACCACCAGAAACATCATAAGCGATCATTCGTAGATCTTCCAAAATCTCACGGTCAATTTCAAGTGCAACTTCCTTGCCTAGCAAGTCAGTAAGTTCACGTTCCAAATCTAAGTTGTGATAAGCTTTCAAATCTTGTGCAGCTTCGATAGTCCACAGAGCGCGGAACTTTCTAGTCTGAGCTATAACAGCCTGTTGTTCAATGTGGAAGTTAATCTCAGGGATTGGCGCTTGACCAAGTCCACCCATAATTTCGCCACCTGACGTGGAGAAACCACCAAGAACACCACTTGGGAAGGTCGCAATGCCTTCACCAACAGTTCCGGTCAAGTTAGACGAGAATGCAAGAGAGTCTTCTTGTCTGCGATCCGCACCAGGCGAAGTACCAGGCTTACCGCCACCAGAGGCAGTCCACTGCCAGCCGATATCTGCAGAAGCGTCAGGGTTCATCATACCACCACTAGCATCTCCGAAGAGGGCGCCAGCAGTTTGACCTCGATAGGTCAGGAGGTATTTACCATATACGGATTGAGTCGTATTGGGGGTAGCCCCAACACCATGTCTCTGCACGCGGTCGTAACCAAGATAGAAGATCTGGGAAACCGGACCTTGCATGGGCTGAACGCCAACAACTCGGTTAGCAATCAGTTCAGGAAAAACTCTACGAACAAGAGGAAAGGCAAACTTTTGAAAGGTACCCAACTGACCAACTGTAGTAGTTTCTTCCAGCATACCAGACTTAGACTGTTCAGCGAGAACATGTCGAGCTTGGTTTTCAAGAAGAACCGCAGTGGATTCTCTGGTGTAAGCATCTTCGATACCTTCTAAAATTGGCGCCCACTTGTCACATAGAGCTTGGGAAGTGTTTTCATTAATCATATTTCTTTACTCTTTAATTTTTGTTTTTTTGGGCTAGACGGATTACGTCTTCAGTGAGGAACATATTTGCCTCCGCCTCCGCATTCATGTAGGAGGGTTTGGTGTCCTCGTTCGTAAGAACGAGGGCGGACTCAGACGACTTGAAAGGTTCTTTGGTAACTTCAGAAAGGTCTTCAAGACTTTCCCTTAGGGACACAACCGCTCCTTCAAGCGTTGAATTCTCGGTAACTGTGTGAGATAGCTGTTCGTTGAGGCGTTCAACAGTTTCTTGAAGAGAAGCAACTTCCTCTTTGTAAGCCGAAATTGCGGATTCAGAATCCTTAGATTCCATATCCTCAGCAATGACAGACTTAAGAGACTCATAAACTTTAACAGCGCGGAAAGTGTCATCACTATCCTCTAGCTCTTGCATCGCTACTTCTTTGAATTCATCAATTCTCATACGAAGATAGCTGCTCACTTTCGCCGCTAAGGTCTTTACTTCTGTTTCAACTCTTTCGTTAACAATACCTTCAACAAGCTGTTGTATTTCTTCCATACCAGAATCAGAGATCCCGTCAGGAAGATGCTCTACAATGTCATTGACTGTTTTTACCATAATATAATATCCTTATCTCTAGTATCTACGAGTGCTTATCGCAGAATATAGAAAATTTTTATTTTTTGTGAAGAAGAGTTTCTAAAGTTTTCAAATAAATTTTCTCAGCTCTAATATTATCAATCTCTTCTCTTGCTTTAATCTGGGTCTCGGAAATGACTTTATCTTCCGAAACTAACCCAGGGAAAGCTCCTTGACAGGATGGATCTGATACCATATCCCATGTAATGAGCTTTAAATTTTCGTTTACGTTGTAGCAGTCCTTATCAGCATCATAAGTAAGACCACCTACAGCTCGAGAGGAAATTCCAATTTTGACGCCAGCACGAAGAAGTTCTTGCAAGACTTTACCAGAAGGAGTGTTCAAAATCTCCGCCTCACCAATAATCTTATTCCCTTCCATGTGTAGACCAGTAACAAGATGGGAAGCGTTAGTGAGATGAACAACTTCGTCTTTAGGGTGGTCAAGTTCCCCAACAAGACGTCTTTCAGCTAGAAGAGGTTGTAACTTACTAACTTCTCTCTCCAGAAGAGTTTTGGCATAAATTCGGCGGTTTCCATTCTTCTTTTCAGCTTCCTGAAAAAGACCACGAACTATCATGCCCTGGGAGCCTTTCGCTTCCGATAAAATCTGAAGCTCACCAAAAGAATATACGTCTCGGAGTAATTGGCTCATTATTTCGTAAATGCTTTATGAATAAAATTAGAAGTAATATTTCGCTTCTTCTTTTTGAGTGGGTTGTCTGGATCCTCGGCAGGTTTGTTGCCAAAAGGACCAACTCCAAGGGCACCAACAGTAGTCATCTCCCCGAGGCCTGCAAAAGGTTTTCTGTTGTCTTTAATGGTTTCGGGTTTTTTGCCTGTTTGTCCAATCAACCTAGCCAGTTTCGCAATGTCTCCCTGATTAGTGATGGCTTGTCCCATAGCCGCTTGAGGGGACCACGTATTTCTCTCGCGATTAAAAACCTTTTTAACTAGAGCCTGAGTTTCTTTATTAGTTTCTTTCTTTTTAGACTCTGTGGCAATCTCGAATTCAAATTTCTTACCTTTTAGAGGCTTGAATGTAACCTCTCCCGGTTTTTCTAGATCCTTCTTAACTTTCTTCTCTGTTATTGTAACAGATTCTGCAATTAGACTGGCTCTCTGAGCATCTGTCAGGGTGGGTAGATCTCCATCATATCTCTTACCGACAGAGTGAACAGCCTCAACAGGAGCTTCGGCTAGTGGAACAGCATCAGTCATGCCCATGGAGGCCATGATATCATCCGCCATTTCCATAACCGTTTTCTTGCTCATGCTTCCTGCGGATACTCTAACGCGATGAATACATCGCCACTATTTTCGTCTTCAAAGACGTCACCAAGATTAAAGGTCTCTTCATCAAATTCCACAGCTTCGAGAAGTGCAGTACTATTCTCATCCAGAGATGTAATGTCTTCATCAGAGAGGGGGAACGCGGGAATATAAGGGACATTGTCAATAACCTCTACCTCTTCAGATAGAGCAAAAAGAATTCCGTTACTTTCGTACACAAAAGTATTCTCAGCTTCCTCGCTTTCACTGACAACTTCTTGTTCTTCGGGAGCCTCTTTCTCAACTGTTTCGTAACCGTAAGATTCCATGATGGTGTTAGCGTCATCATCAGAAACAAAGTTATAATCTACAAATTTCATAATTTATTTTTTTCCTATTTGTGAGGAGGAGAACCCCTCTAGCTTATTTAGTGCACTGCTATCTTATCTTATTCTTCTTTTTTAATGATTTCAAGACAGATTCCAGTTCATTCAATCTCTCATCTTGGGCAATATCTCTAGCTTCGATATCTTTTTGAGAAACCGTGTTGTGGATGTTGGCAAACTTCTTAACCCATCCACGACCTTTCTTGGAGAACAATGGGACGAATACAAAGATTAACAAGTACATCCACCCCAGATCCCAGACTAATCCCTTGGTTTCGTGGATAGTTGAAGCTACTGTACCCGGAGCTGGTATTCCAGCTTGAGCTGCTGCAAGAGCAACACTGGGATTAACACTCTCATTAGGGAATGCCATTTGTGCGGCTACAACTCCACCGGCTGCTCCTGCGGCTGCTCCGCCGGGTCCGGCTAAAGCGCTTCCTAGAGCACCTCCAGTTGCTCCACCTGCTATAGGCATAAGCGTAGAGCAAGATGTTAATAACAGTATTGAAAGGAGGTATTTCATATTCTAAACAAGGATAGGTTTCTCATATACTAATGCAGTTGGGAGTAGTGAAAATTCGGGGTTTTCTCCAGCGCCGGTCCCACCGCCGTCGGTCCTCCTAGCAGTTATATGAACAACTAAATTTCCCGTAGCCTCATACATACTATCAACAATTTCTACAAAAATGGTGTTCGGGGTTATTGTTCCCAAGCCTCCTGGACCATTACTATGCCCTAGATTAATAT